TACCAGATGGTGCAGGATTAAAATTTATTGTTAATGAAGAATTTGTAATAGTAACTGAAAAATGTAAAGTCTCATAATATCTAATACCATTTACAAATACTTTTATATCGTATACTTCGTTATTGTAAGTAAGACCAGAATTTATTGTTCCCTTTAATAATGCGGGTGTTTTTATTGGTTTTATATTTGTAAAATTTGTAACATTGTTTGCTACTGGATTTAAATATTTACTATTATTCAAAGATAAAAAATCAATTATATCTTTATTATCATAATATGGTAATTTTTGTGAAAGTATTGCTTCTAATCTACCATCAGCAGTTAAATCAACTTCTGTTGCCATAACAATTCTTTTTGTAGACATTGATTTTTTAGTGGTTGGTTCACCATCAAATTTTTCAGGTAATAAATAGGCTTTGACATTAAGAGAAAATTCTACTCTATTAATTCTTTCCGTTCCTTCACCAACTTCGTTTACAACATTATATTCACCAACAGATGTGCGAAATTTAAACTTTTCTTTATCACCCCAATAAGATGATGCAAAGTTAAGATGCTCAATAACTTCATTTAGTTGTTCTGTATATGATGTCCAACACATACAATCATAATTTACTTCAACGTAATCCGGCATAGTTATTCGGAATATTTCTTGCTTTGGTTTTACACCACCACCTAATGCGCTAAAACGGTCGTAACGATTATCTCTTGAATATTTTGTAATTGCAGGATATGAAATATGTCTATTTGGCATTGACATTGTTTCATCCTTTGTAATAGATGTTCTTCTTAACATCATTATTGGTAATTGTATCTTACCTTTACTATCTCTAAAAACACCCTGTTTTCTAGATCCATTCCATCTTTCCGAATTACCATATATAACTGGAATTTTCAATTGAACTCCATTTACATCTTTTAAAGTAGGTAAAACGGTATCTTCCAAATAAGACATCATAGCATAATCAATATCAAAAAGTGTTACACTTTTTCGTAAATCACCCTTTGTTGATTTTATTTCATTACCTCTGTTAAGGTCGGTTCTTAATGGATTTACTGACATTTATTATTAATTTATTCTTTCTTCTATATTAAGATTTGATTTAGAAACCATAAATGTAGAACATATAATACTGAAGTTTCTTCTTTCTTCTTCGGTTCCTGGTAAGCCACCTAAATATTGCACTTCTGTTGTATTATCAATTTCATAATATGAATTATCAAAATAAATTATATCACCTATTTCAGGATATGCATTTCTTTCTCTACAAAGTTCTCTATCAAAACGGAATTCAATATTTTGATTTGTATCAGGACCAAATCCCTCATAATTCGCGGATTGTCCTTCTTTATTAATCAACACATATAATTCTACACCTGGATGCCATGTCTTATTTATAGATTCACCATATATATTTACTTTGGTATCTTTTAGATTTATTTTAAATAAAACGCATGTTTGTTCAATAACTTTTTCAACCATTTCTCTGGCCACATTTCTAAAAAAATCTATATCTCTACCTACTAAAAACTTTGGCATATTATCCTACATATAATTTTAAAGGAACTTTTCTTAACATATCTTGATGATGGTCTGATTCATTTTTTTTATTTTCCATCACTTTTATTCTACTTAATTCTTCGAGGTTTTCTCTCAATTGAGTAATCAATGCATCTTTTTCAACTTGTGCCTCCGACCTTAGTGCTGCACCATCTAATTGAAGGTCTCCATCAGGAATAGGAACAGAATTATATTTTTCTCTGATTGCTCCTAATAATTCTTTGGAAAGTGCCAATGTATATTTTCTAATCCATTGCTTACCTACATCATTTATATTTCCATATTGAATAAAATCATATGGTACATCGGAATAATCTGATAGAGAATTCGGTTGAATTATTTGTGATTCATTTTCAAACTCATGTCTACTCATATATTCAAAATATATTCTAGTAGGTGAATTTTTTGTTGGTACTGGAAATATTTCTATTTTATTATCAACTATATTAAATGTATGTGCTGATTTACGGATATTATCATTAAATTCTATTTGTTGCATTCTTAATATATCCTCATATAAAGGCATCATTAAAAATTGTGCTGCTGGAGAATAATTACCAAATCCTAATTCAGAAATGAGGTTTAATGTACCCTGTGCACCAACTGAATATGGGTCAAAAAAACGAGTAATTGCAGGAATTGCCTCATGATATACTCTCATTACATCTATTGTAGCACTTGCTGTAAATCTCGTATTGAATGATTGCGATGTTTCCAAATCAATGGATTCAGACATTAAATTATATCTTTGTACAGATTCTGTTAATTCGATATATGCTTTTCTTATTTCAGTTGTTCCACCTACACCTGCTAATGTTCCATATTGTTGAGACATACGGACTGCGGTTGGTAAAAATGAACCATCAACAAGTGTTTGAGAAAAATTTGATATTTTACCTTTTTGTTGACCTCTTAAAATATCAAGGTTATTACGAAGATTAAATTGATTTACCTGTGCGGAATATTCTGATGTTGCTTCTTCAAAACATGCCCATATTTGTTGATTATCCAATTCTATATTTACAATTGGATATCCAAGTCTTTTTGCAACCCACGTTGCTGTTTTTGGTGCATCACTTCTAAAATCAGTATCAGAATCATATAATCCAAAAGGTGTAGATTGCGATACTGCTGCTGATGCTGAAAAATCGGAAAGACTTGAACCGGACCAATAATTGTTATAAGACATTTATTAAAATTTATAGAGTTATACACCTATAAATATAAGAATAAAAAAAGAGGAGTGATTTCTCACCCCTCTTTTATATTTTAAGTTTAAGATACTAAAATCTACTCAAAGATTATAATTGGTTTAAACCATCAACGACTACCTTACCGTAAAACTCTGGTCTTACGATTTTCTTAGCGTATCTAGTCATAACACCTCTTCTTGGAGTGAAGTTAGTTGGGTCATAAACTAATGGAGTCATAATCAACGGAACATATGGAGCGTAAACAGCACCTGTTTCGAAGAAGTTAGAACCTTTGAAGCCCATTAAGATTACGTTCTCAGTCATATATGGGTTTTTGTAAACATCATATCTGTTAGAGATTGAACCGATGTTAGTTACACCAGCTGCGAACTGCAATGCATCCTTACCTGGGTTTGCAGAGAATCCGTTCATAGATTCTAAAATTGTAGCTACGTTTGGAGATACAACCACGAAGTTTGCACCACCTCTCATAGTCAATTGGTGAATCTTGTTAGAAACTTTTTGCAATTTAATACCCAAAGTTTGGAACCATGTGTTCTTTTGATATGCTGAAGCAGCTGCTGCGTTAGCATCGATTGCGAATGCAGAACCATTCCACTCATAACCAATTCTTGTAGACCAATATTCAGTTGTGAATGCGTTTTGCTGTAACATCTCAAGGATTTCTAAGTCAATCTCTAAAGAGATATACTCAGATAACATTTGAGTTAATTCAGCTTCAGCATCTACTGAATGGTATGCATTCAAGTCTTGTGCTAATTCTGGAGTCCAAATTGCTTTCAACTTACGAGTTTTAGCAACGATTGGCTCAGATTTTAATTCTAATTCAATCTCTGGGATTGGTAAATTAGAACCTAAATCTTCGAAATCACCTCTAGTGATTGAAGTAGGTTGTTTGTGGTATGCTAAAGTAGAACCTACTGTTGTAAGTCCAGCGTATGGATTTGCTGCAGTTAAAGCTGCAACGAAAGTTACGTTAGCACCATTTTTAACTGTGAATTGTGGATACAATGTATATCCAGAACCTGATTGTGCTAAATCAAAAGCTCTTACACCGTTGAAATCAGCATCAGCTGGTAAAGCTACAGTTAATTTTCTTACTTTATCAGCTGCTAATGATGCAGATAAAGTTGAATCAGTTAAATCAAATGCGATATCAGCGATAGATGCAGTAGCTACGGTAGCCGTTAAAACTTCTGTTGTATCGTTGATTGTATATCCGAATCTACCTGCTCCATAAAGACCACCTTCAGTAGCTTGAGTAGAACCCAATTTGTTACCTGCTGGTGCTAAAGAATCTTTACCGAAAGTACCACCATTACCGAATAATGATGAATTTTGTGCTGGTCTACCAGTATCTGTGTCCGTACCATATTTGAAATCCATATAGAAAATCAAACCTGATGGTAAGTTCATTGGTTGTACAGAAACGAATTCTTTAGCTGCGATTGAACCAAAGATACGTCTAACCAATGGAAGAGCTACACCCGCCCATTCTTCTGAACCTGCTGAAGTACCAGTTCTGGTTGCTTCATCAAGTAATTGTTTAGCCTGGTTTTCAAGCATTACTGCCATACCATGCTTAGAAGTTTCTGAACCTGCTCCTTCGAGTAATCCAGTCTTCTCCC